GATAAGCCGGTTACATATGTAGTTCTGACTGATGAGGGTGCAAATTTCGTCCCATCTGATGACGAAGAGTAATTAATCAGAACCAAAATAAAGAAAAGTGGGAGTAAAATCCCACTAATTCTTTAGCAAGTTTTTAAAGAAAACAATAAAAAAGAGGTAAAAATTAATGTTAAGACAAGCAGATAATAAAGTAAAGATTGAAGGTATACTTGCTGAAGTTGATATTCATCCTAGCACTTTTAAGAAAAACGGTGTAGATGTAGACGCAATTGGCGGAAAAATTATTGTAAATGTGGTTCAGCCGATTAATGGAGAAGAGAAGAAACTCTCAATTCCTGTCCATATGTTCGCATCAAAGCTGACCAACAAGGGTAAGCCGAATCCTGCATATGAATCCATTCAAAGGGTCGCAAACGAATTCGTGTCTATCGCCGCGGCAGGTGGCGAAGACGGTGCGGATAGAATCAGAATTACCAATGGTAATATCCGTATGAATGAGTATTACGCAGCAGATGGTCATCTCGTTTCTTTCCCGAGAGTTAATGCATCTTTTGTTCAGAAGATTGCAAAGCCATCTGATTGTAGACCACAGGCTACGTTTGAAGCTGAATTCATGGTCGTTTCTAAGGGAGAAGAGTTTGATAGAAACGAAGAGCCTACGGGACGTTACAAGATTCAGGCCGCACTTCCACAGTATGGCGGAAAGGTTGACATTGTTGAATTTTTTGGAGAAAGTCAGGGTGTTATCGATGCAATCTCAAATTATTGGGAAGTTGGTGACACAGTAAAGGCGGCAGGTCGTCTGAACTTCTCTTCTACAGTGGAAACTGTTTATGAAGAAGTAGATTTCGGTGAGCCGATTGAGAAGATTAAGACGGTCAATAAGAGTGATCTGATTATTACTGGTGGTTCTCAGGAGCCTCTTGAAGGAGACTTCGCATTTGATCAGGCAGAAATCAGAACTGCTATTGCAGAGAGAAAAGCTAGACTTGAAGAGCAGAAAGACAAGGATATGTCTAGAACTAAGTCAAAGCAGGCTCCTGCACAGAATGCAAAGAATGGCTTTGCTGATCTCGGATTTTAAGAGGTGACAAGTTATGGCTGTTGATATTCTTAATATTGAGCCAACTGTCATTTCAAGAGATTTAAAAGGGAAGTATATTTTGATATATGGTAAGCCAAAGTGTGGTAAGACTACTTTGGCTTCCCACTTTCCTAAAAACTTATTAATTGCTTTTGAAAAAGGATATAATGCAATTGATGGCATTAAGGCAGTTGATATTAATAAGTGGGCTGAGTTTAAATTAGTGCTTAGGCAGTTAGAGAAACCCGAAGCACAGAAAATGTATGATACAATTACTATAGATACTACTACTATAGCTTATGATATGTGCGAACAGTATGTTTGCGCGCAGCATGGAGTTCAGACTATTGCAGATATTCCTTGGGGTCAGGGATATGCTGCAACTAAAAAAGAGTTTGAAAAAAGTTTACGAAGAATAACAATGTTAGGCTATGGATTAGTATTAATCTCCCATATCGAAACTAGGAAAGAGAAGTTAAGCGATGATAATGAAATTGAGATTCTCGCGCCAAGTATGCCGAAACGTTGTTATGAAGTCGTAAACCAGATTGTAGATATTATTGGATATATTTCTACAGAATGGGATGATGCAGGTAATAGCACTAGATGGTTGTATACTCGTCAGACCCCAACTGTTATGGCGGGCAGTCGTTTTAAGTATTTAGCACCTAAAATTAAGCTTGGTTATGATGAACTTGTTAAAGCTATAAACGAAGCAATTGATAAACAGAGAGATGTAGATGGCGCGACGGTAGTAGATAAGGTAGAAGCCAAAGTTGAAGAACAGCTTAATTATGAAGACATTCGTAATGAAGCTTCGCAGCTATGGTCAGAACTTGTTCAGGAAGATACGGCAAATGCTGATATAATTTTGAAGAAAGTGGAAATGATTTTTGGTAGGAAAATTAAGCTTTCAGAAATTACCGAGGATCAAGTTGATCTGTTTAATCTTGTCTTGATCGATATGAGAGATATGAAAAAATAAAATATTTCTACGTTTAAAAGAGCCGAAAGGCTCTTTTAAATTTGACATTTTTTCCTTTTTTTAGTATAATATAATTAGGAAAAGAGGTATATTATATGAAAAAATATCAGCCAGTACATTGTAGAATTTGTGGACAAGTTATAGATAGAAATATTGAAAAAGAAGGGGTAGATTGGATAATGCCAAGTAATAAATGGTATTATCATAAATCTTGTTACGAAAATTGGAAGCAAGGAACTCCCGAGAATGATGAAGCATATATAGGTTTTATTTATGATTATATTTCACGAGATTTAAAGGTGAAATATGATTATTATATGTGCGAAGCCCAGCGAAAGAAATTTATTTCTGAAAATAAAATGACAAATAAAGGTATTTTCTTTACTTTAAAATATTTTTATGATATTAAAGGTGGCAGCTGGGATAAATCACATGGCGGTATTGGAATAGTTCCTTTTATATATAATGAAGCCTGTAATTATTGGGTAAGAAAAGAAAAAAGTGATAATGGTATAATAGCTAGAATTGAGCAACAAATAAAAGAAGCTAGAGAAAGAGATAAGAAAGTAGTACGAAAGAAATCTAAAAAGAAAAAGATAACTATAGATTTAGGCGCGATTGGAGAAATGGAGAACGATGAATGAATATAGATAAAAACTGTATTCAGCAAGTTTTAGGAAGTCTAATTAAACATCCTCAATTTCTAAGCGAAATAGATAAATATTCTTTTGTATTAACGGATTTTCCAAGCAAGTTTGAGAAATATATTTTCTCTGCGATTAATGGATTGTATCGCAACGGCGCGCCGAAGATACAAATAGTAGACATAGAAAACTTTTTAAGTTCTGACGAAATAGCCAAGAAAACTTTTGAACAACAAAATGGAATTGAATATTTATTAGATATTATTGAACTCGCTGAAGTAGAAAATTTTCAATATTATTATAATAAATTTAAGAAGTTAAATCTATTAAAAGATTTACAAAGAAACGGATTTGATATCAGTGAATTTTATGAAGAGGATCTGACTAATCCAAGATATCAAGAGATTAACAGAAAATTTGAATCACTTAGTTTAAAAGAGATTACAAATCATATTAGAAGTAAAGTTCTCAATTTGGAGAATAAATATGAAGTAAATGATGAAATAGAAGTAGAAAGTGCAGCGAAAGAAATTGACAGTTTCATTGAAGATCTACAGGAGTTTCAAGAAATTGGATTGCCAGTTCAAGGAGCGATTTATAATCAGATCATTGATGGCGCCAGACAGGGAACTTTAACTATTCGTTCTGCAGCAAGCTCAGTTGGTAAGACAAGAAACGCAGTAGCTGATGCTTGCTTTTTAGCATACCCTTTTAGATATAATAGTACAACTTGTGAGTGGGAACAGAAAGGAAGTTGTGAGAAGGTTTTATTTATTGTGACAGAGCAGCAATTTAAAGAAGTTAGAAAAATGATTCTAGCTTATCTTACTGATTGTAATGAAGCACGATTTAAATATGGAGATTTTAATGAAAGAGAAAAGCTGGTTATCTCACAAGCAATTTCTATAATGAAAAGGTATGACGATAATCTAACGTTAGTAAAAATGCCGAATCCTACAATAGAGTTAGTAAAAACTATTGTAAGAGAAAATTGTATTACAAAAGATATTAAATATGTGTTTTATGATTATATCTTTATTGGGCCGTCGCTGTTAAATGAATTTAAGGGATTTGCATTAAGAAATGATGAAGTTTTATTAATGTTTGCAACAGCATTAAAAGATCTGGCGGTTGAGTTGGATGTTGCAATGTTTACTTCAACTCAGTTAAATGCAAAAGGTGATGATAATAGAGAAATAAGAAATGAAGGATCTTTAGCTGGCGGTCGTAGTACAATTAATAAAGCAGATAATGGATCAATTATGGCGCGACCAACAAAAGAAGAGTTAGAAGTTCTTGAACCGTTATTTGATGAAAGAGGTATGCCGAATTTAGTAACTGATATTTTTAAAGTTAGAAGCGGTGAATGGACACAGGTTAGAATTTGGTCAATTATGAATTTAGGAACTTTAAA